GTTAGCGATAAAACTTAGTTTACGCTTTTGTGCTTGAGCAATTTTCTTGTTTGCATCAGAACCACTGTTCCAAAGTTTGGTGTTCAATTCACCAACAGGGTCATTCTCACCAAGAGTAGTGAGAGAATTTTCAATATACCATTTCCCAGTTGGACCTTGGAACCCATGAGAAAAGATACGAACCCATGGCAACTCGTCACCCTCTACACGTGGCAGAAAGCGAATGGTAGCTGTACCATTACCTGCTTTATCGCCTTCTAGTTTCCAGAAGCGATCGTCAGCATATGACTTAGTTTGGGTTTGGGGATTTGCGATTTTCTCGAACTCTCCAGCGATTTTGCCGAAGTCAGAATTGCGCATTTTGCGAAGTGTTTGAATATCCATGTTTATTACCTTTCGTATTTACGGAGTATTGTTAGTATTATCAGTATTATGTTGTATGAAAATCTCATCATCTAATTCAATGTCATCCTCGAAAGGATCATCATAATCTTCTTCAACATAACTATTTAGCGTTTTCATACCTCCACTCTTTTTATTATTAGAGTGTTTAGCATGTTTCCCAGATCGCTTACTGGGTTGTTCATCATCGAATTTCTTCGAATGATTAGTCCAAGTTTTACCCATTTTACAACTCGTTTACTTCTTCCAAAAATGTATTAAAGACAGTTTCCACTTTACGTTTATCGTATTTCACAAAACCTTTAGATTTTTCTATCCTACGTATTTCATTTTCCCAAAGTAAGAGCATTGATGAGTTATTTTTCCAAGTATCAATCATAGGATGAAAGTCATCGATAATTCTGACAGTTTCAAGTGATATCTGATTTCCTAGGAATAATTTAAGTATACTACAATATCCTTTATTTGTCAAATTAAATATATCTTTGTATTTAAGTTTATTCTTGCAAGCATCCAATAATATTTTGTTGCAATCGTCAGAGAAAATCTTGGTAATACTTTGCTTTCTGCGATTCCACTCAACCAAATTACTATCTGCTTCTTCCATAGAATAAACTGCAGTATCATTTCCATAAGCAAAGTTTGCCACATAATATTGTATCAAATCCTTATCAACTGGAAATTTTCTTGCAAGTTTCTCGAACATTAAACGATCGTTCCTTGCATTAAATGCATCTCGTGTTCCCTTTAGGTTACCACGATTTTTAAATACATCGAAATTATCTTTGGTGAAATGGAGTTTGACCGCTATGTAATACTTATACGCTTTAAATCCGTCCACTTCTTGCTTTCCTACATGCTTCTCTCATCGCAGGTGTAAAATCTGGAGATATTTCAGAGATAGAACAATTAATAACTTGAACACCTTGTTTGGGCTGAATCATAATTAAAAATATAATAAATGATGCCCAAAGAATAGTGAACACACCAATAAAAAAATATGATTTAAACATCCAACTGTGCTTTTTTTGGTAGATAATTTAGCTCTTGCATATTAAGAGCTACCTTTTCCTTCAAAGATTTATTGACTAATTTAGCAATATCTTCTGGCTCAAGATAATTTTCTTTACAATATTCTAGGATAGCGTCCATATGCGTGATGCGTTTCTGGTTCACTACCTGTTCAATGTAGAGAGAAAATTCGTTTGATGTTTTAAACATTCTTAGCGTGTTTATTGATGTAGTAATTGGCTGAGTTGATAGCATGATTTAGTTCAGAGTATTCATTAGATTTTTCACGATATAATTTCCAGATATTAGTATCCGTCTTTTCGGGATCCATTTTATTCCCGACTTTGTCAAGATACATGCTGAAAAATTTATCAAGTTTCATTTTGTCGTTCAACAAACTGATATAAATTTCCTGCATAAGTTTCACATCACCAGCAGCACTTGCTGCAACAAGTTTATTATACTTGGGGTTCATTATTTATCTTTCCTTTAATATAAGCGATAACATCGTTTGCTTCTTTGAGATCAGATTTCTCAAGTGCTTCATCAATATAATCTAACTGAGTAGAATGTAATTGATTTAGAAATTGAGTTAGATCAACAGTACCACTTCCATCATTCACAGTATATGTTATACTTTTATATGACGGATGCACATAGCGATAGCGTTTATCCATTATCCTCTCCTCATCTTAGCGATGTCAACAGCCTGTTCGTCACTGAAGATCGGAACAGCGTTTGACTTGTGCATGGTACCAATACCTTTGATAGCAGTTCCAGTATACACCTTGTCAGGTGCTTTAGTGCATGGACCAGCAGTAAAGGGAAGACTTGGAATCTTAGGCGTCTCCCGACGAGCAGGCACTCCAAGTGAGTATACGTCACTGAGTTGTTGCTTTTTAGGAGCAACAGTCTTCGTGGCATACTTCTTTAGCATGGCATCCCATGATGCTTGCAACTCTCGCTGCTTGGCATTTGGCTTACGTTTCTTGGATCGACCAAGACCAGTGTGAATAAGAATCATAATATAATTATACTCGATTATTGAATTAAAGTAAAGTTATACTTTAGATATTTGGACGTCATACTTCACTCGGTCCATTTTATGGTCATATACTGTCATGGTAGAAGCAATGCCAATTGCGTTGAACATATTTTCAAACAATTGTCTTACAACAGTATTTACTGACACGTTATCACCAACACCACGTTTAATTGCAGCACCAGTAGTGTAGAACGAGACGCCATTTACAATAACACGATATTTCATAACAGTTCCTTTTCAATCGTCATAGTATTATTATACCCTAGAACTGATTTATTGTAAACCCCCTAAAAAACTCGTATAAAATCAACGAGTTAGATAACCCCTTAGAATGTAGGGTTATTTTTTAGGAGTATTTCCTTGTCCATGAGCCACTGCATAGGCTACACACATAACATCGCCACTGGAATATGCGCATTTTACTGCTACTGGGTCAATTCCTTTAACGATAGCCGATTCGATATTTGACTTAATTGCCAATGTTTGATAATAATTATAAAATGTCAAACAAATAATTCCTGTTATTACAATTAGCGTTGCGCCAATAATAAATCCAAGTTTGTCTTTGTTGTTAGTTAATTCTGGCATATTTTCTCCTTTACCAACTTCCATCATCAATAATAATCCTGACAGAAATGAATCCGCAAACTAGGTATATACCTTTCATTTTTGGATTTAAATCATCAGGATGCATAAACTCTGATCTAAATGACCAATGAAATGGATTTAGAGCAAAGTTAACCCATACTCCTGAATATTTTACATATTTAAGTAATGTCTTTAACTGCATCGCATATTCCCAATTCTTTTGCTTCGTTTGCGGATAACCACATATCTTGTGGTGGCAAGAGAACCTCACGAATCTTTTTCTCAGACAACCCTGTGCACTTTCTGTAATGACTTATCATGCGCTTAGTAGTTAAATCAAATCTTTAACTGTTGCAAATAATTCATGTTCTTTACCAAACGCACCCCATGAATACTGATGTGATAAAATGGAAGTGTTTGGTGTAAGAATCCTGCTACCTTTCTCACCAGCAATAAAAATCATAAGACCTGCTGATGCAATTTGACCAAGACCAATAGTTCTAATAGGAATAGCAGACCCACGCATTGTGTCAACTAAAGCAAATGCTGCATTTAAATCTCCACCTGGAGAACAAATAATTAAGTTTAGCATATCTGGTCGTTCTTCTTGAAAATTACATTCGAAGACCCATTCAACTGCTTGCTTAGTTGTAGCAAGAGATACCTCTTCCATTAAAAGAAAAAACGAATGACGTGTCTGTTCTTCTTTAACCTGTAAATTCAATTTTTGCATCATACTTGCCACCATCAATCCTTATAAAAAATGTGCCTACCAATAACTACTGTTTTTTCTAGTTTCCATCTAGGATTTACATAATCTGCATGGTAGAATTTTGCGCCATATGTATTATCCGTTAGATTTTCATAATTTGCATAAACGTG